TAGCTTTTAATGCATTACCTTCTGCGTAGTTCATACCTAAAGCTTCGATGATATCATTACACTCTGCAATGTAAGGAGGTACATCTTTGCTAGTAGGTTTTTTAATCAGAACACGATAGTAGCTAACACTGCCGCCAGAATAAGTAGTAAAATCAGCAGGTTTAGTTTCTTCCCTCTGAGGTATCCTCATTTCTTGCATTATTTCCTCTCCAAGTTATCAGGGCCGTAACCATTTGCAAGTGCTACATTAAGTTTCTTAGGGCGCAACTTATGAGCAAGTTTAACTTTACGTTTAGCGTCATCCCTAGCATTGTAGTGATCAGTGGCAGAAGAATCAAAACGCATTTTCTCGCGAGCTGATTGACTACCTACTAATTTACCTTTATCTTTTTTAGTACTCATTTAGTTTTACTCTTCAAATTATCGAGTGCAATCTGACTCGGCGTACGAGTATCTACTTGCGTAGTTGCTGTGTTACTAACTGCCGGAGTTGCTGCTGCTTCCACTGCTGGTGCTGCTTCTTCATTCTTAGGAACCATACCAAAATTTGGAAGCTTCCAAGTAATAAATAGATCAAGCAAACTACCACCTTCTTTATTAGCCTCAAGCTTAACGTCAGTACGAGAGCCAGTAAGAACTGTGGTACTATAATCAGTAGCTGATCCAACCACGTGCTTTTTGTTGACAACATTAGCATAGACAACGTGGTCGAAGTACTTAGCCGTATTACGACTAGAGTTAGAAGAACCTCCAACAGGAACAATCTTAGTTCTTCCGTCCTCAAACTTAACTTCTTCTTCATGGCTAATGCACACAATATTATATTTAGCTACCTGAACTTGTGAAAGAAATTTCTCCATCAGCAGTTTCAGTGCGCCCCAATCATCAAGCTGACATTTGTAATCATCAGGCTGATTCTTAGTAATGTGAGCAAGAGCGCTAAGAGTAAGTTGAGTGAGACTATCAATAACAACTACGGTATCTGGACCAACTTCATTGAGACAAACAGTATCTACTGCTGCTCCGCTCTTAGTACAAATAGGACAAGCTACCTTGGAGTGAGCAATGCAGATGTTAACCTTATCTCCTTTGATAACTTTAAGCATAGTCTCAATCGCAATTGGATATGCCTTGCTATCTCGGATGTTAATAACTTCAATACGATCTTGCCACTCTGGATCAAGCTTGAAGAGAGTACTATGTCCATTCTCCAAAGAGAAGTAAAGGATCTTATATTTCTCTGCAAGTTTACCTGCAAGTTCAGTCTTACCAACTTTAGGTGGGCCGAATACAATTACTCGTTGCTCTTGACTACGAGCTAGTTGATTAAGCTTTGCCATTCTTAGATTCCTCTCTTTTCAATTTACGTTGTTTCTGCTCCCATTTAATCTTCAGCAGCATATTTGTAAGTGTTTTCTCTACTGAAGCAATGGAACCATACGGCACTGTATCACACCTCTTAAGGTGAGTCAACATCCCGAGCATACCTTTAATAGTAAAGATGGCAAAGTTCTCTTGGCTAGCAAGTTGCTGGAGTTTATTAAGAGGCCTACCTTCTTTAGCTCCGGGCTTGCGATAAGTAAGACTCATTTCTTTTCTCCTTTACGCTGCTCTTGTTCATGCTTAATCCTAGCAATCTCTCCAGCTGCAATATTATAGAAGGCATCAATGATTGCAGGACTAAGATAGTCTGCTAGGCGAGGACTCTTAATATTACTTTGAATACCTCGCAAGATGAAGAGCGTAAAGTTTTCTCCGCTAGCAAAACGCTGTGCATCTGTTTGCGGCGGATTACGCCTATCAGTAATTCTGCGGCCGGGAGAACCACGGCGATCTGTAATACCAGTCATTCCATTAGCTCCGCTAAAGTGTCGTTAATAACTTTGGAGATAAGATACTTAAGATCATTCCGTCCCCAGCTAGTTTTCTCTGCTAGTGCAATATCCATATTCTTATTAAACAAATCAATAAACTTTTTAATCATAAGAATGTATCTCCGTCATGACCAATAGCTTCACTGGCTACTGCAATGGGAATAACTTTATTCATTTGGCCTTCAATGATCTGTTCTAGTGTAAGCTCTACGTCATACACCTTATCATCTAAGGCTGCTTCTGGATTAAACGGCGCTGTAATAAGATGCGTCGATAAGTTACACTGATTAAGGTACTCACAGTCCCTGTAAAAATCCATGCAACTTTCTCCGCGGGTGGGATACACTCCAGTTGATTGATATAGTTCAATCGTCTGCACGTCAAGCAGAAGTTCCTGAATCCAAGTTGCTCTTTGGAGATAGGTCTTAGTGAATTTAAGCTGTTGATAAGCCATATCCTTTGTAAGATAAACTAAGTAGAGAACTTCGTAAGAAGATACTTCAGGTGCAATAACATCTAGCACTACTGAATAACCTACCGCTTGCGCTGAATTCTTATACTGAGTTGCATGAAGCGTGTTAGTTGAAGACGTTTTGCATTCCAAGACAAGAATCTTACCAGTAGTTTTGTGTCGGAGCACAGCATCAACGCTTCCCCTATACTTAAAGCCATTAGGAAGGTGTATCCTGAACGATAGTTCTTTAGCAGGCTTTCCGTTGTACGATAACAATTCATAGTCATCGAGGAATCCGTTAGATCGTAGTGAAACAAACCGTTGGATTGCCGCCACAGCAAGATAGAAACTTTTGTTTTGCTTCTCATTTCTATCTTCCAAGGACGCATGAAAAGCAAGGAACATCTTCCAGATAACTGTCTCTTCTGGTAAACCATCGAGGACATCTTGAATCCCTTCACCAACTACATGGCCGAAAGCAAATGTAAGATTCTGATTACTTGCTGCTTCTGGGTCCATGTCATCATCAACTGCTTTAAGCTTATACAGTTGATACTTACGAGGACATTTATGCAGTAGCAGATTAGAGGAATAACTCATAAGCTTAAGTCTAGGATCGAATCCATTATACTCAGCTGGTAATTCCATTACTGCATTAGCAGTTGTATTAACTTCTTCGTCGAGGAAGTCACTCATGGTTTATATTTCCCGTAGCCTATACTATCATTTAAACTGTAGCGATCAAGGCAATACCCCATATCATCTACAAATTCAGTCTTAACTTCTGGTCGCACATAACTATAGCAATGCATCCGTCGCCAGAAGTATGCCCACCAGACTATCTTATCTCTGCGTGTCATTATAATGCTCCATTAGAAACTTAAACAATCTGCCTTGCGGTACTCTAAGAAACTTAGCAAGTTCTTGCAGTTCATATGAACCAGCAAACCAAGGCATAGCATCTTCTTGTTTTGTAGCTACGACTGGAATAGTACCTAACTCAGTATCTAGTAACCAAGAAGCAAATAGTTTAAAGTTCCGAAAGTGGTTGACGTAAAAAAACCCTGAGTGTTTCCGGTACAATTCTAGTAACGGAAGTACGCAGGGGTCATTGAGGTCCATAATTTGTAGTCTCTATTTACTGTAGCGTGTCTGGTCCGGGAACGTAAATGCTAGGCTGAACTTGTTTAGCTTTTGCTTCAGTATACTTAAGAATAACTCTAGTTTGAAGATCAGCTATGATATCTTCCATAACACAATCACTAGTATAATGACAAGACATTACAAAGTCTTCGCCTCGTTCATTATAAAAGATGCAGATGATGTTAATCATATTGAGTAACTCTGCCTCTTCTGCATCTACTAGCATACGTAAGTTAGCAAGATAGATAGCCAGTTTACCTTTGTAGTAGTCTCCAAACCACAGAGGCTTACTAATATCAGGTACATCTAACTCACCTGAACCGTATGGGATTGTAAGTCCATGTACCTGATTCATAATATTCCTTATAGCATATCAACAGAAAGAGCAGGATTTTTCTTAGACTTACCACCAGTTTTCTTAACTGCTTCTACTACCAGTTCAGTCTTAGTTTGTACTTGCAAACCCTTAACAATGATACCAATGGCAGCATCATCAAGAGTAGTAACAAGCTCAGGATCACTACGAAGCTGCTTATGAATCTGCATGAGAAGCACAGGCATAGTAGGATGCTGCTTATGAATAGCTTCACTAAGTTGATTCATCTTAGCTAAGAAATCCATGTGATCAATTTCGCTAGTCTTACTAGTCCCTAGCTTATCAGGTGCATTAACTGTTGGAATAATTGCTTCAGTACTTTGAGTACTCCCCATAGTCCCGCTAGAATTAGCGACATCAGTACTAGTCCCTGCCACCACATTATTGCTAGTCGAGTTACTAGTCTCATTTTTATTCTCACTAATAGTTGCCGGAGCAGGCGCAGGAGTTGCTGCCTTTTGTGCTGCTATCTTAGCTTTAAGTGCTGCAAGATCAATAGCCATCGTGAACCTCTTTAATATAACTTATCGTATTAGTAAGGAATGTCATCATCCATATCCACAAAGCTTTTAGCTGGTGGAGTGTTAGGAACTGGAGGATGTCCTTTAGATTGCGGAGTAGTTGATGCAGTGCTAGTAGCAGTTACGAAGCGCATCAAGTCTTTCTCTTTAAGAATCCATTCAGATGCCATGATCTCATCTTCGCCACGTACATTCTGAGTAGGCTTAGTTGCAAGAATCTGAGACTTAGGCATCCACACTTCGAGGGTAGCATCATCATCTGTGAGAGCATCATCGTTAGTAATAACAATGAGAATAGCTTTATCAGTGCGTCGCTTAATTACTGCGAGAATGGGACGGTAAACATTGGGATGGCGAGCCATAATAATTTCCTTCTTGGTCAAAGATCAGAGACAGTTAGTGCAGACATATCATCGAATGGTCGAAGAAAGATACGAACTCTAGCTGACTCTGCAACATACACAATCTTGTATCGTTTCTTAGCTTCGCTTGCTTGCAGCTTAAATACACGATCCCTATCTTTAAGATTAATGAGACCGCGAATAACTCTTTTTTGTAGGGGGATTGGAATTGCAGTAGTTACGTGCCCATTCTTTTTGAGCGCGTCCCAGAGAGGAGCGTATTTGTTCGCCATAGGATTGGATTATTATAAGTAATTATAGTCATAGCTATTATTCTTATTTGTACGGGCTATGTGCGCTTTAGGGTGGAACTTATTTAAGCTCTGGAGTACCTTACCAGCTAGTGTCTTTTGTCTGTAGCTATAGCTAGGAGCAGGGCATGACACCTAAATAAGTCCCATTGAAATCATAGTAGAGTTTTTAGCAGAACAAATGTGCGTTATTCTCTAAGAGCTACTAACACAGTGAACCGCTCCACGGTACGATCCGTGCTTGAGACATACAACTATTGGTCTCTTATCTTTTTTGTTCGCTCCCATTCAGACTACTCGGAGCTTCCAGTTTAAATCTAGTAGTAATCTAGAACGATGCGCAGTCATCTGGAATAAGATACATAGGTAACAGACCTTTCACTCATTTAAGAGGTATCTATGCACGTTACTGTATCTTATATAGTCCCTCTCAACCGTGAATCAAATAATAAATTGGCTGAGGAAGTATTACTCTAGCTAAGAGAGACTATATAAGACGCTTCACTATGCAGGGAGTATTGCAATAGCTATCCATCCAGTGTTCGGCAAGTTTAACGCAAGAACTTATCTGACGCGCCGATGAATGATGGTCTCACCTACAACACTAATACAGGGAGTGAAGCGAATGCTAGTTATTTCTTGCAGGAGGAAACTAGCAAACCCCATTGCCACTAGCTAGAAAATTTAACTTGATTCTAGTGGCAACTTACTATTACAGAGCAGCCAGCAGTGCCGACTCATCCGTATTCAGCAGCTTCTCCAGCTTGTTAGTCAGGAACTCGATACACGGAGTCAATTGCTCACCTTGTGCAGTGTTAGCTGCATAGATACCAAGTTGACCTTCCAGAACTTTGAGCACAGGCTTGTTAGTCTGAGCACCTTGGAACTTAGCTTTGAAGATACGAGCAGCATTCTTAACTGCATCTTCTTTCTTACCAGTGAGAGCAGGCATGATAGCAATGTAATCAGCCTCGAAGTCATCCCACAGTTCTTTGCTGATACCACCGCCACGACGTTCTGCTTTCGGCAGATTAGCAATGAAGTCCCAAGCAAGAGTTTCGTACGGGAAGTTCTCTGCATTGATATCTTCTTTCTCGTTAACTTTCTCACGAGCTTGGTCGATAACAACGTTAGCAACAGCTTCCAGCAGCAGGTCCAGTTGTTTCTGGTTATCCGATTCCAGAATAGCGATAATACCTTCAACGCTAGGAACCGGAACAGGAATGGTAACAGTCGGACGCTTGGTTTCAACGATACTAACTTCGCCAGTTTCCGGATTCTTAACTTCGTTCTTAACTTTGCGGAAGAAGAAGTTAGTTTCTTTCACGTCCACTTTGTTGTTGAATTTAGCTTTGATCTGTGCAACTTGTGCTTCCTTCTGCGCTTCAGCAGCAGCAGTATCAGCAGCGGTAGGAGCAGTAGCAGGAGTACCAGCAGCAGCGGCCACATCTTCCTGATTAGCTTGTGCGTAGAAAGCATTAGCACCAACAGCAGCCAGCATAGCGACCATAGCAAAGCGATTCGACGAGTAACGCATTATAATTTCCTTTGTTTAAATTAGTAGCTCTTTATAATAGGTGGCTACCTTAACCGGGGAAGTAACGACAGGGCTGTCCCTATCAACGAGTGCTCAGTATAGTCGATAGCTCCAGCCGTGTCAAGGGGGGTTGGATAGTTTAAGTTACGTGTGCGATCTCACTTGGGATAGTAAGTAATGTCCACAGGAACTATAAGATTCTTACGATAAGCAGTTTGAATTCTTATACGTTGTCCCCAATACTTACAATCAATACTATTGTTAGACATGCTGCGTATTCTAAAGCCTATCTTTGGAAACTCTGCGAATATCTCATCGTAGGACAATTCATTTTTATACGTAGCGTCTATACACTTAACTAAAAAATCAACAACTTCTTCTTTAGTATAGAACTGGGTGCGCAATCCTTTTAAATTCATTTCAGCATTCCTTCATTACGTTGTTGTTCTAATTTACCTTTAAAGAATTCTGCTTTCTCGGCAAGAGTATTACCTTTAATACGCTGCGAGAGAATACCATTAGTGAAACTCTCAGGCTCACAGATTGCGTACAGTTCTTCTCGTGCCCTAGTAATTCCAGTGTAAAGCAATTCCCTACCTAGCATAGTAGCATGAGACTGATGCAGAATAAAAAACACTTTACGAAACTCGGAACCCTGACTCTTATGAACAGTAAGGCAGAATGCATGAATAAGATTATTAAGTTCTCCAGCAGTAGTAAGCTCAACTTCCCTATCTGTTTCCAGCAATCTGACTTTAATAACATGAGACGCTTGTCTAACTCTTTCATCGCCTTCTCCGCCTTTCATAGATACTTGTGAAAGCAGGAAGTCTACATCAGCACCATTACCATCTTCAATGTGGTGAGTAGCTTCTTTACCTCCTTCAGAATTATATCCCCAGTAATCTAGGAATTTAGATTCTGCTTGAGGCATAGCGCCAGCATAGCTAGGATTCTTGGAGATACCAATAACAATAGCATCTTCCTTATCTACTAGTACCTTATCACCCTCAGAGATATAAAGCTTATTAAATCCAGCAACTACTTCCCAGACTACTGCGCCACGCTTACGAGCAAGATGCTGTGCAATGTGCTTATTAAGTTCAATAGTACCACAACCTTTATTAAAAGGCATGAGCACCATATCTTCTTCTGGCTTATACAATCCGTGATCAATACCTTGTTTAAGGAATGCAGCTACAGTACGGAGAGCAGTATCAGCATCTAGTTTCTTTTTCCAAGGATGAATAGTAAGTTGTCCCGGTACTTTCCATTCAGCGTATTCTTTTACAGGAATAGGATTACCTGACAAGACACGATGCGCAAGCCTAATGATTGGGCTTTCAAGTGCTTGACGATAAACTTCTGTGAGTTCAACGACTGGTAACTCAAGCATCTTGTATCCAAGAATAGCCGATCCAAATACAGGTGGAAGTTGTTGAATATCACCCAAGAAGATAAACTGACAATTCGGCGGTAGCGCATCTTTAAGTTCTGTGAATAATTCTACTGATACCATTGATGCTTCTTCGATGATACAAGTATGAATAGTTGGAGGCAATGGACGGAAAGCTGTGCGGGTAGGTTCAAATCGCATAGTCTTTTTCATGTCACCAGTTTCGTTATCTAGCTCCTCATAATATACTGGCTCATATTCAAGTAATGCGTGAATAGTAAGACAGTTATTCTTCATATCCTCACTAACAGCACGCCGAATATTACTAACTGCACGACGGGTAAAAGATACAATAACAATGCCGGGAGTTTTAGGCATGAGGAACTTATGACCTTCAGGTTCAAGTAGGCCAGCAATACCGGAACGAATAAGCCTAGCAACTGTCCCTTGTTGACAGGTAGTTTTACCAGTTCCAGCAGCTCCAATAAGCACAGCAGACTTACCAGTACCTGCAACACTAACGAATTCTTTTTGTTTTTCATTATAAGTAATAGCCTTTCCATACTTATCGTATACAGTGTCATCACTTAGATTGGATGCAGGAGTAGGAGAGGAGATAATAACTTCGCTACTGATTTGCTCTGCTACTACTTTCGGGGAATCACCCTCTGCCGCTGCTAATACTTCCATATTCCTACGAGTCTCAGTATCTACTCTGCGCTCAGTAAGTTTCTTTTCAGCGTGCATCTTAGCTACGAGAGCCGCTAGTCGTTCTTTAGATATAGATGGTGCCATTTCTTGTTCTCCTTAGTTGGTGTTACTTGGTCAATTAGATGGGTGCGAATAAGGTTCACCGCCCATAATATATGCAGCTTCTATTGCTAATGTATTTGTTACAAACTCTGTACCTTTAAGATGCTTAGTAAGTGCGTATGAATGTAACAATACAGCGTGTAAAAATCCCTCTGCTAACTGATTCCAAATATAATCTTCCATCATTGACTCACAATCTGTACAAGCACATAAGGCTCAATGCCAAATTCAGGTTTAGCTTTACGAAAAGAGAGCCTGATTTCCTTAGCAGATTTAGCTGCTGCTGGAGTACATTGATGATAGATTACATTATAGATGCCATTGCTAATTGCGATAGTTCCGTCAGTAAGTTCATTCTTAAACTGAGGCACATTCCAATGCATCATTTTATATACCTCAAGATGCTGCAACATATCATCTGGCATGTGCATGGAGTTACGCATGTGATCAGCCAGTTTGTATTTAATATTATGCTTCATTTGGTGCTCCTGATTTCGTTGTGCAACCATAACAGCAGTAATAGTATTAACCATTATTCATTATCTCCTTCTTGCTTATCCTCAGCCCTTCTATTTTTAACTACAGTAGAATCTGCAATAATCTTAGCAATCTCTTGCTGTTTCCTATATTCCTCAGCCATGCGCCACTTAAGCTTAGCACGAATGAATGCAAGTTTATTAGGATACTCAGATTCTTTAGGTTCTTCAAGAGGAGCAGAGTCGATAAGTGCAAGCTTATTAGCATCTTCAATACTAGCATCAGCATCTAGGATACGGAAAGAAGTACCGTCAGAGTTATTTGCTAAATCAATGTCACCAATATCAAGATAATTCTTTTTCTTCTCAGCACCACGTTTAAGCAGTGCCATGAGAGTGTGAGCATATATAGAGCCATGGAATATATGTTCCTCGCAATGCTCTACGAGATCATTAATATCTACTTCTGGGAAATTCCAAATAGCCTCACCTTTAGCGCACGCAATAATAATACGCTTCCAGTAATCAGCCATACGTTCAATTGCATTATGCTCATTAAGCACATCATAGTCAGCATACTTATCAAACTGACCTGCATCACTAGCCCAGTTAGCAAGCTTAGATGCGTAAGATGATATGTCTTTAGTACGATCTTTAATCAGTCTTTCAAGGATAGTCTCTTGACGCTCGATTCTTTCAAGGAGAGTAGCAGTACGATATCCATCTTGATATTCTGCGTAAGCATGTTGCCAAATACGAATCCAATCAGGAGAGCTTGTCAGATCCTTAGTATCTGGAGTGATAACAAAGCTGGGCAGAATAAGACGACCAGATTCTAATGCAGACTTACTGCGAGTAATAGTTTCTACTATTGATGCAAGTGTATGCATATTCTGAGCAACTATACTAGGAGTCTCAGTGCAAATAGTAGCAGGTACTCGAAATTCCATTAGTCCTGTGGATCGGAATAAGGCAAGATATAGGAGATAGTTTTCAATATGAGAGAGATCACCATCTAGCCAGCGTGGAGTTATTTCCAGTAACTTAGATGTAGGAATATCAAAGATAGGATGATGTGACTCGCGGCTAGTGAGATACATTTGCATGTAATCGCAACGATACTCAATGCCGGAAATGGCGCATAAGACTTTGGCCATGATAGCTTGCTCCTTTGGTCAGTTGTTATTAGTACTTAGGTTACTACTTGGTCAGGTATTGCTCACTGCTGTAAATCTTCTAATAGTTCTTGAGCCTCTCGAGAAGTCATATCAGTTATATTAACTGTATTTCCTAAAGGAGTGCCATACTTAGATAGATCAATATCTTTATCTAATACTATATCTTTTAGTAGTTTTTTATAGTTATTATTGGTGAGTTTATAGGCATATCCGAATGACAGTACTATTTGCATAATATATCTCCTTATATCTCCTGCACAGAGTTAAGCCGCTTAATAGTATAAGTAGCTGTGGGATTCATTTTAGCACGAACACAAGCATATTGAATAAGTGCCTCGTGATCAGTAGTGAGAATAGGACGATTACGATGAGACATTATTATCACATCATTACCTTGTTTTTTAAGTAAGGTAAATTGTGGCATGTTAGGAGTGAGAGTTTCAATGCACATAACTTTTAGTTCCTTTCTTTATTATCTATAGATTGCTCTAACTCAGAGTCTATCTCAGCTTCTTTGAATCCATCACCATAATGATAAAACTCAGATTCATTATAGTTAACATCAGGATTCCAATTAGGATAGTCTGAGTATCCTTTATTAAAAGCTGCTCGATACTGAGCAACATCAGAAGTTGCCATGATTAATGCGCCGTCCTTTCTTTAAGTGCTTTAAGTTTATCAAGAGTAATTGCCACCTGTGAGGCAGCTTTAAGGATAGAGGAATTAGCTTCTAAGGTACTATGATTCTTGCGCAAATGAGTATTAATAGTATGCAGTCTCTTTTCACAGAGAGCAATTAGGCAGGTAATATCGTCTAGCTCTAAATCAGTATGACGTCGTGGCTTATTCATTTTGTTTCCTAGGTTTGGAGAAGTTATGCATTAGACTATTAAAGTCATCACTGATAGCTTTGTTTACATCAGCAGGACGTTTAACTTCAGGTTTAGACTCTAAGAATCTAGATGGATGGTTAGGAATTACTTTAGTTACTGGAGTCATTGGTGTATCACTAGGTACTTTAGCAGCTATTGCAGTTTTTTTCTCAACTAACTCAGCTTTCTTCCTAGATTTTTTAATCCTAACACCATTATCAGACCTAGTATGAATAACTGCTTTTTGTACTAGCTGAGTATCAGGAGCAAAGCCAAGAGAACGAAGCATATCATCTAATACTAACTCAGGTAATGGAGTAGATTCTGTAGCTGGCATTAGTCGTAATACACGGGCAACTTCATCCATAGCAGCTAGAGTAATAAGAGCTGCCTTAGCTCTAGCTACATATAGATTGCCACATCTATTTACTACTCTCTTATATTCCTGATTATATATCACTGATGCTTTTACAAATGATGCGGCAGGGTGATTCTGTATCTCGTATAAGATATTATGGGCAGCTTGAGATAAAGACCCGCATAGATTCTGGTAAGGATTAGTAGCCATATAGATGCTCTTAGAGATCAGCAATAGATATAGTTTCTTCTAATCTACGTGGTTGTTTTCTACGCTCAGGTAATACATTCTCAGAGCCAGCACCATTATTAGCTACTTCTGCAAGCATAGCAGCTTCAAGAGCTAGTAATTGTGCCTCACTATCTGCATCTAATTCGGCAGGCATACCAGTTGCAACTGGCTGATTAGAACTAGAAAAGATAGCAGTAGCAACATTAGTAGAGAGAGTATCTTCTGCATTATATCCACCAAGATCATCAGTAGTAAGATTAGAAATAGCAACTGGCTTAGTACCATGCTGAATATAAGCAGGCTTAGCAATACCAGCATCTATCTTTAATGCTTGTACGCGAAACTTAGATTGCAAGCTACGTGCACCGCTTGGCATTAGATGTGCTGGAATAGTTGATAGTGCCTCAAGAGTACCTAAGATTTCATCAGTAGTTATTACTGGTCTAAATACTGCTACAGACTTATTCATTTTATGCTCCTATTAATGGGAAAAGCCCGCATATAGCAGGCTGGATTTTGGATACTGAGGATAGATTATATAGTTACATATAATACAGTTTCATGCGGCTCTACAGAGTTATATTCAATAGCGCAGATAACACTATGCACTTGAACCACTGCTACTCTGCGCCTGCAAAGCTTAGCTAAACGATTAGCCATTTCAATTTCTTGTGTAAGTTTATCCATTGCTTTATTCTTTCTTAAGTTAAAACTTCATTGAAAAGTTACAAAATGTCAGAATGATGTTAGCTCTCTTTGCTGATCATAATGGAATTGTGGTTAACTCAGCACGTTTACCAGAACGTAGCATATAACGAAGACAATAAGATTTAGTACCTATTGCTTCTGCTCTACATGCGCGATTAAGTACAATATACTCTTTCATTTTATTAGATTCTCTTAAGTTAAAACACCATATGAAAAATGACAGAATGCCAAAATGACATTATGACACATTGCCAAATTGTCAGTCAACCCCCCCCTTCCCTGCCTGCCGATGCACGAATGCACATAGCTATAACTTATAACTACTATCTATCTATTCTTAGTATCTCTCATACTATCTATTATTACTTACTACATTAGTATCTAAGGGTCTGTTTTTAGGGGTGCTTTAAATAAAAATATAAAATAAAATATACCCTATAACTCCTATATATGAATAGATAGATATAAGTAAGAATAGTTAGGAGTAAGTAGATAGTAACTAGCATGAGGAAAAGAGGTCAGGCAGGCAGGACAAGCCCCCCCCCTCATGCCAAAATGTCAGAATGCCAAAATGTCAATCTGTCAGTATGTCAATCTGTCAAAATACTACTTACCTAAAAGTATCCACAATGCAGATTCTAATGACCAATCACGATTACATAGATATCTAGCAGCAGTATGAATACCAATAGTCTTAGCTATATGTCTAGCTCTAGTTATCTGAGTCATTCCGTGAATCTTAGCAATCTTATCAGGATGCATAAGGGACATAATATTCTCCAATAATTGGGTTACATAGGTTACATGCTACAGGATACTAGAACTAGTCCAATACCCTGTAACTGTATGACCTATCTAGCTAGATGCTATCAGAGGCAAGCCAGCAATTCATCATCAGACTTATGTTCTGCAATCATCTTATTAAGCCTAGCAGTGAAACGAGTAGCAAGCACATCACCTGCAGGAGCCAATTCAAGAGCATTAATAAGAGACTTGCAAATCTTAGGTTCAAAGGCAGTCTTTCCACCTGCAAGGCTAGAAATCTTACCTTTAAATGCTTCCACTACTGCAATAATCTTATTACTCTCAGCATCAGTAGGATTCTCACTAATACCAAGCTTATCGGCAAGAGTAACAGTCAGGTTATCAGCAATATTCTCATTGAACCAAGCTGCAACAGATTCTTTAGTCAGTCGGCCGGATTCATTATTAGTATCAAGATAATCAATGATAGCAGGAATATTAATATCAGCCATTGCAATACTAGTTGCACCTGCATCAATTTTTTCCCTAACAATCTTATCTTGCACGCTATGCAGATATTCCACCATGTAAGGCGCAAGAGCATTGATATTAGTAACAACATCAGCAACAGGAATTACAGGCAAGCTAACACACTTGCTATCACGCTTAACACCATACAGAGGATTATCTTTATCAGTGATAGTTTTATAAGTTACCTTGCTCAGTCGCTGGCCAGTGAATGGCTTGCTTGCTTTAGGATCATAGTTAGTAACAGTGTGATTCAGGGTATCAATAACGCTCATGGCTTACTCCTAATTGGACAGTGAATAAAATACTACTTGGTCAGTACTACTAACTATAGAGACTATATTCTAGCATACAATCTCTATGATTAGTAGAGTACTTACTCTAATTACTTTAAGTATTCTTATATTCCCATTTAACAGTAACACCGTGATAGATAACTACATGCTGGAAACTTTTGGCCAAAGCAACAGCGCAAGCCATAGCTTCATTAAAAGTAACAGACCAAACTTCCTTACCATCGAATGCAGTCATGTAGTTCATTTCCAGTACCTCACTTGATAGTTATTAAAAGAAAGCATTAAGTAATATGCTGCAAAACCTTGCATCCTGTAAGTAGCAGCTACCTTACTAGCTGCATCCTCACTAGTTATAAAATTGTGATACTTCATCTTAGTTACTCCTATTTGCTAATTACAACTATTGTGTTGCTGCATCGATGGAATCTATTCTACTCGTACCAATTTCTGTGTGGTTGTTTTTATACAACAGATAGCATTTATTTTTGAACTATCTATTGTGCGATGCAACATGATAATGATAATGATTCTCATTCGCATTCAACTTCCACTAGTAGTAATGATAATCATTCTCATTTAGAGGAGGGGGATGGAGCCTTTTTACTTTCGCGCGTTGGGTTCTTCCTAAGGCTACCAATAAAAATTCCTAAACTTTTTCAAAACTCATCCTCATACTTATAACTATCATCTCTAATCGCAATCTCAAGTTACATACTTCTGCATCTTACTAGATACTGTGCACATCCCCTCTCTCATTACGAGAATATTATGAGCAATATCTCCAACGCTAAATGGAACGCAACAGAAGAGAAAGCAATTAAATTACTAGGAAGTGGCTGTAACCCAGAGCAAGTAGCAACCGCTATTGGTGTTACTCCTTCTCGCATTTCGCAACTTCTTGCAGATCAAGACTTTGCACAAGCAGTAGCAGAATTAAGGTATCAAGCACTGCAAAAGCATAATGAAACTGATGCAGCTTATGATACTATTGAAGATGCACTGCTAGAGAAGCTTGCAGATGTACTGCCATTAATGATGAGGCCAATGGAAATTCTTAAAGCCATTCAAGTTATTAATGGAGCTAAGCGCCGCGGACAGAGCGCACCAGAACAAATTGTCCATCAAAACACTGTAGTTAACCTTGTAATGCCAACTCAGATTATTAATAAATTCACTATGAATTCTAATAATCAAATCACTAATGTTGGCTCCCAAACGCTTGAGACTATTCAAAGTGGTACTTTGCTCTCCCAAGCTAAAGCTAAATTAGGAGCTCAAGATGTCCCAGTTATTAACTCAGCAGGTGCGCCAGCAGCACTTATCCAATCAAGGCCAATCAGAGATTAATCCCAGTAATCGCTTCATAGCTGATAATAATAAGAAAGCATTGGAACTGCTTATGAGAATTCAAAGCCAAATAGAAGCATCCACAGTAATTGCTACTTCCCTTAAGAGGAATAGCCACTATGAATAAATTGTTAGAGTCTCTTGATCCTACGGATGAGGAATTGCAAGATGCAGAAGTTCTTAGACAAGCTCAACTCGAAAGACTTACTGAAGATATCGAAGCTAGTAAAGCATCGGAGGCAGCAGCTCAAGAGATCACGGCAACACAAGAAGCCAGCTTCGATGCCTCGCAAGTACATGACTTAGCTAAGACTTCACTAGACTTCTTAGGAGCACTTGCAGCCCCACTAGTATTTAAGTATTGCTTCCCTCCAGTATTTCTAGCTGTATGGAATTGGCTATTAGATTTCGTAGCTAAGCCGCGCACATTCCCGCAACTAGCTCTTGGACTTCCTCGTGGCTTTGGTAAGACTACAGTTATTAAGCTCTTTGTTCTTTACTGTATTCTTTTTACTAATAAGAAGTTTATATTAATTATTTCTCACACAGCTAGTCTTGCTGAGAATATTGTCCATGACATTGCAGCATTCCTAGATGAGCCTAACATTAAAAAGATATTTGGTGATTGGACTCTAGGACGCACTAAAGATACACAAGACGAAAAGCACTTTGGATTTCGCGGCCGTAACATTGTGCTAAAAGGTATTGGCGCTGGTAGCTCCTTGCGAGGTATTAACGTCAATAACATGCGTCCAGATATTATGATCTTTGAGGACATTCAAAGTCGTGAGGATGCAGACAGTGAGAAGATTAGTAATGACTTAGAAACTTGGATGCTTGGTACGGCCATGAAAGCTAAGTCTCCAGATGGCTGCATGTTCCTGTTTATTGCGAATATGTATCCTACTAAATGGAGCTTGCTGCGAAAACTTAAAGCTAATCCTAAGTGGACTAAGTTTATTGCAGGCGGCATTCTCGCAGATGGCACTAGCTTGTGGGAAGAACTTCAGCCTATCGAGCAGTTGTTATCTGAATTTGAAAATGACCTTGCAGCAGGTAAAGCAGAAATCTTTTATAGTGAAGTTCTTAATGACGAGAATGCAGCTGCTAACAATCTCATTGACTTTACTAAGTTACCTCCATGTGACATACAGCAGGGTGAGCCGTTTGCAGGTAACTATGTAATTATTGACCCCGCAGGTATGAAGAGAAAAAGCGATGAAACTGCTATTGGTTATTTTGAAGTTCATGCTGAGAAGCCTGTGCTCATGGAAGTTACAAGTTCTAAACTTAGCCCTGCTGACACCATCAGGCAAGCCCTTAAATATTGTCTCACCAATAACTGTAGACTTGTGGCTATTGAGTCTGTTGCATATCAAGCTACATTGGCGTATTGGTTTGGGTTTATCTGTCAGCAACTTGGTATTACAGGTATCGAATGCGTTGAAATCTATCCGGGTGGATTCTCAAAAATCTCCAGAATTCTTGCAATGTTTAAGATGTATCAGGCAGGGGATATTCTTGTTAACGCTCCAATTAGATCCCAAGTTCACGCACAGATCACAAGCTTCAATCCACTTAAAGACAACAATCAAGATGACATCCTAGACTTGCTAGTTTATGCACCTAAAGTTCTGGAAGCTTATCCTGAGTTTGTGGTTTCTAACGGTCTTCTAGTTAGCCAAGAGATGGATGCTTTAGAAGTAATTGAAGATAATAGTTGTATCTAGGGAGGAAATATGCCAACTAATTGGGGACCATTTCTAGCAGGTACGGAGCCTAGAGTAGCTGAGAAATTTACAAGCGGTAAAAATAGGCTAACTGATAGTAACGCTTTGGTAGATACTAAAATGGAGTATCCTAATGCTACTAGAACTCTTGTAGCTCAGATCGTTCAAAAAGCATTTCCGCAGTATGTAAATAGAAATAACGCAAAAGTTACAGCAGACTTATCTGAGAATGGCGCACTAGCTTCTTATGGAGGTCTTAAAGGTAACCAGATAAGTGCAGGTAAAATTAGCGGTAATATTGAGACTTACACTTATAAAGATCAACCAGTAACTGGAGCTTTTGGCGCAACTACTGATGATGTTATGGATGGAGTAGGTATTATGCTTCACGAGCTAATGCATGCTCGGCAGCACTCCAATCCTAACTCTACTCCTAATAGTAGTAAGCTCGGTAAAGATTGGCAATCACTACTTAAAGATGCAGCAGAATTAGATTTTCCAAGCGTTAAAAAGAATTTATTTGGAGGTGATGCGCTTGAAGAATTAATAGCTACTGCTGTTCCTGTAACTGAAATGCGTCAACGAGGTATGACACCTACTGGACGGTTAAAAGATATTCCTGCTGCATTGGACAAGCTTAATGCTAAATACCCTTGGCTTCCAGATTACATTAAAGAACAGAGTGATCCAGAGTCAATGAAGCCTAAACCAAGCACACTTGATACCGCAGTTACATACCTTCAAAATCTTTTAAAATAGGAAATTAAGACATGGCCACTGATCGTAATAATACTGGTCCTACCCCTGTGATGCTTTCTGCTCGTTCGCAGCAAGGCATTATTAGAATGCACACCGAAGCAATGACTCAGTTTCGTCAGCAAGGTAACTTACGTGAGCAAATGCGTAATGTTGATCTTGCTTATGCACGTGAAGCAGATAAAAGTAAAGAACATCAACGAGCTAAAATTGCTAATCGCTATGGAGATAAGGATCGTTTTCAGAACGTTACTATTCCTATTGTGATGCCGCAAGTTGAAACTGCAGTTACTTATCAAGCATCTGTATTCCTTACTGGTGTTCCTCTATTTGGAGTTAGTGCATCACCTAGCTTTGAAGATGAAGCCCTAATGATGGAAACTACTATTGATAACCAAGCTACTCGCGGTGGCTGGGCACGAGAAATTATGCTCTTCTTCCGGGACGGCTTTAAATATAACCTCTCAGCAATAGAAGTTACTTGGGATCGCGAGGTTACTTGGGCACCTGAAACTGATATGGGATTTGCTGGCGGCCGCATCGCTAAACCTAAGGAAGTTATCTGGGAAGGTAATAAGCTCAAACGCTGGGACATGTATAACACGTTCTTCGATAACCGCGTAGCTCCTGCTGAAATGCATCGTAAAGGAGACTATGTAGGTACCACGGAACTTATGTCTCGTATTCAACTTAAGCAGCTTATTAACTCATTGCCTGAAGTTCGTATTGAGAATATTAAGCGCGCATTTGAATCACAGTGCAATAGTATTAATGTTGGTGGAGCTGGCGATGATAGCAGCTTTTATATCCCACAAATTAATCCTCGCGCACTTCTTGATTCTAGTAATCTGAGCGCTGGTTTTAACTGGGCAGCGTGGGCAGAAGTTGCAGGAGCTAAGCAAGGTATTCAGTATAAGAACATCTACGAAGTTACTACTATGTATGCGCGCATCATGCCAGTAGACTTCGACATGAATTTGCCGCAAGCTAAGACTCCGCAAATCTGGAAGTTTATCATTGTAAATCACAGTGTTCTTATTTATGCAGAGCGCCAAACTAATGCTCACAATTGGCTCCCAGTACTTATGGGTCAGCCGCTTGAAGATGGTTTGATGTATCAGACTAAGTCACTTGCAGATAACGTTAGCCCGATTCAAGATATTACCTCTGCTCTTAGCAATGCTAATATCCATGCTCGCCGCCGCGCTCTTAGTGATCGTGCATTGTATGATCCTAGTCGTGTGACTGAAGCACATATTAATAACCCGAATCCTAGTGCTAAGATTCCTGTCCGTCCTGCTGCTTATGGTAAGCCTCTGAGTGAAGCTGTTTATCCATTCCCCTTCAGAGACGATCAGAGTCAGTATATTGCGCAACAAATTAGTCAGTATGGTGCAATGGCTAATATGATCTCTGGCCAGAATCCTGCTCGCCAAGGTCAGTTTGTTAAAGGTAATAAGACTCAGAGTGAGTTTGAAACTGTGATGGGTAATGCTAATGGCAGGGATCAACTTACTGCTATGGCTTACGAGGCACAAGTATTCACTCCTATGAAAGAGATTCTTAAGCTTAACATTCTCCAGTATCAAGGAGGTGTTACTCTCTATAATCGTGAGAAGAAACAAAATGTTAAGATTGATCCAGTAGCTTTGCGTACAGCAGTTATGGAGTTTAAAGTTTCTGATGGACTTACTCCTACTGATAAGCTAATGGATACTGATACTCTTTCTGTGGCACTTCAACAGATTGGTTCTGCTCCACAGATTGCAGGTGCTTATAATGTTGGCCCTCTCTTTTCGTATCTTATGAAGATTAAAGGTGCTGATATCTCAGTATTTGAGAAGTCTCCGCAACAACAAGCATACGAGCAAGCAGTAGCTCAATATCAGCAGATGGTAATGCAGTTGTATAAACAGAATCCTGATCAAGATCCAGCCAAACTACCTAAACAACCTGTCCCACAAGATTATGGTTATGACCCTGCGCAACAAGCTGGTAGTGATAAATCGGCCGCCCCATCTCAGGTTCCGCAGCAACAGCAACAGCAACTACAATAACTACTTACTAGCGTAGTCGGAGGTATAGTCCAGCGGGCGGGCGACTTTGCGGATTACGAAGCAAAAGGTTCCATGTCAAGGCCATAGAGCGTAGCGTGCCTTGATGTGGAATTAGCGAGTAATAAGCTAGTCGACAGCGATCCGCTGGCAACCGTAGACGAAGCGGAGAATATAATGACTAACATTGTTATTAATACTTTTACCCAATTTCAACTTAACGAGCACGAACAACTTTCTGGTACTCTTATGAGTAATGAACAGAAGATGTTTGTGCAAACTCAAATTGCAGGTATCGCAGAACAGCGACTTGCTCTTACTCCTGATCCTACTAGTTATGCTGCTTTCATTCAGCAAGAAGCTTATCTTAAGGGTCAGATGGATTTTGCAAAATTCTTACTTGATAGTTCTACCGCAAGTGAGCAAATAGTAGCATCTGCTCAAGCTGAGCAACAACCTTCGTAATATAAACTCTTTTTACAACTTTGGAGAATTAAAATGAACCTGATGCAAAAACTCTTTGGTATGGCTCCTGCACAACAGCAAGCTCCTGCACAGCAAGCAGCTCCGCAAGTTCCTGTTCAACCGGGTAATTTGCCTCCGCAAAATCAACAACCTGCTTCTGCTACTAATCCTACTGCTCCTGCGTCTACCGTAGCTGCTACCAGTAATACGCCTAATAATGGTGCTGCTACTCCTGATGTTCCGCAAGGTTTGGATAAGTTTAACGATATGTGGAATCTTAGCGACGCTGAAAAACCGAAGCCAGTAGAATCCGCATTTGCAGGTGTAACTCCTGAAGCTATTCAGAAGATTGCAGGTAATACCGATTTCTCCAAAGTTGTAACTCCTGAACTGCTGGCTAAAATCTCAGCTGGTGGAGATGAAGCTGCCGCAGCTATGATGACAGCACTGAATCTGGTGGGACAGCAATCTTACGCTACTTCAGCTGAAGCTGCTATGAAACTTGCAGAAGCAGCTGCTAAGAAAGAACGTGAGAATCTGCTTACGGAACTTCCTAACCTGATTAAGCAACAAACTGTTTCTAATAACCTGCGTACTAAAAACCCAATCTTTGAACACCCAGCAGCAGCTCCAATGCTTAAGAGTTTGCAAGAGCAGCTGCAACTTAAAAATCCTACTGCTACTCCTGAACAAATTCAGGCTAAAGCAGAAGAGTTCTTGGTTAGCTTTGCAACTGCAGCTAATCCACAAAAGCCTCAACAGCAACAAGCTAATGCCAATAAGGGAACTGATTTCTCTGATTGGGTTTAATGATTTAAAGCGCAGTAACTTCTTTTTAATCTTATAGGAACTACCATGTCCACTGGCCTGTTTAATACTTCGCAATTTACTACTGACCACGCAGCTAAATCGTTTGCTGGTCTTATTACTCGTCTGATGCCTAATGGTACTGCACCTCTGTTCGGCATGACTTCTATGCTGGATTCGGAAACTGCAGTAGCTACTGAGCACGGCTTCTTTACCAAGACTATGCTGTTCCCGCAACTTACTATTGGCGGTGGCGGTCAGCTGATTGGCGATACTACCTTCACTGTTACTAGCACTACTAACATCCTGCCGGGTATGATTATGCAGGTTGATACTACTCGTGAAAACATTATCGTTAACACGATTGTTAGTGCTACGCAAATTACCGTTACTCGTGCAGTTGGTAGCGTTGCTGCTGCTGCTATCGGTGCTGGTGTTAACCTGTACCAAGTTGGTAACGCATTTGAAGAAGCTTCGGTCCGTCCGAATGCTCTTAACATCAATCCGGTTCGTATTACTAACCTGACTCAAATCTTCCGTAATAGCTGGGGTATTTCGGAGTCGGTTCGTGCTACGCTGATGATTGCTGGCGAATCTAACCAAGCTGAATCGAAACAAGACTGCGCAGCTTTCCACGCAGTAGATATCGAGAAAGCTCTGTTCTTCGGCCAGAAGTCGCAAGGTACTCGTAACGGTCAACCGTTCCGTACTATGGATGGTCTGATTAGTATTGTTGGTAACCTGACTTACTATCCGTCCTCGTACGCAGCTGCTAACGTTAATACCGCTGGCGCTACTACTAACTACACGCAGCTGGAAAGCTTCCTTGATCCGGTGTTCAATCAGAGCACTGATCCGAAAGTTGCTAACGAGCGTGTGCTGTTTGTTGGTGGTACTGCGCACAAAGTTATTAATAGCATTGGTCGTCTGAATGGTCAGTACCAATTGGTGGATGGTCAAACTTCTTACGGTCTGCAGTTCTCGACCTTTAAGACCACTCGTGGTACTTTCCGTCTGATCGAGCATCCGCTGTTTAATACTAACGCTAGCTGGTCGAAGATGGCAGTTGCAGTTGATCTGTCCACCTTCAAAGTTGCTTATCTGGGTGATCGTAAGACTCAGCATAAGGGTTACAACACTAGTGGCGATCAAGCTGTTGATAGCGGTATTGATGCTGAAGGCGGTACGCTGACCACTGAAATGACTTGCGTGGTTAAGAATCCTCCGGCTAACGCTGTTGTCTACAACCTGACTGCTGGCGCAGCTGGCTAATAATTCTCTTGATTGAGACGTTTGGCAGTATCGTAAACTGCCTAAAATTCGGAGAGCTTAATGGCATCAGTTAAACTTCCATCAAACGTAACTAGCATTACTGTAGGAGGTAGTGCTCTTACTCCAGTAAGTAACAAGGTGGCTCCTGCTAACGATGCACATGCTACTATCCTTGTTCACCATACTACCCGTCCTAAATTTAAACAGGCAGCTGCTAACGGCGACATTACTATTACGTTTCCCTCTATCGTAACTAGTGTTACTATTGGTGGAACTGTATATACTCCTAATGGCTCTGGCGATATTACTGTGCCTGCTGCTGTTGGTACTGCTTACCTTAACGAACTCAAATACGCACTTTACTAATTGGAGCTATCATGGCTATTCAAAAAATCTTTAAAGCTACTATCCTGTCTTGCCGTTATTTTACTCGCGCAGGCCTCGCTGTTAACTTCATGAACGGTCGCTTCACTACTGATAATAAAGAAGTTGAAGATGAACTGATGGAAGAGGTTGGTCAAGTTGGCCGCACTAAAAGCCGTCATCCTTTTATCTTCGTTGATGAAAATGAAGCGGAACTCGACACCGAAGCACTTAGCCCGCTGGAACTCATTAAACTGCAAGCTAAGGAAGAAGCCCGCCAAGAACTTCTCGCAGAGATCAAAGCGCAACAAGCACGAGCACTTGATGCAGGATCTAATGTAAGTTCTACTTCTGCTAACTTTGCAGAGTCGCTGAACACTACTGCTAAGCAAGAAGCAGACGCAGCTAGTATGGAACCTAAAGCTCCTGAAGGTGAAACTGCTGGCGCTACGTTGATTCCTGCTGCTGGCAATACCAGTATGGCAGATAAACTGGCAAGTCTCCGCGCTAACCAAGGCAAATAATAGCTATGAACTCTACACTCACCAGCTTAGTTAACGATGTTTACACCCTTACAAATCGTCCTGATCTGGTGGGTGAGACTATCCTAGCTGTGCGTAATGCTACACTAAAAGCACATCGTTCTGATTTCTATCCTAAAGATATCTTTGAAACTGGAATTCAATTCGACTATTCGCAAGCACAACAGTCTATTGAATTTGGAATTCTAATTCCTCGTTGGCGCGCTCTTAAATATGTGCGCAAATACATTCCAGATAATATGGGAGGAGGAACTCCGGGAGCTTTCTTGGATGTTATTACTCCTGAAGAAGTACTAGATTCTTATAATGTAAACCGTGATAACGTAGCATATGTTGCAGGACTTGAGCTGAAGATTCGCTCGTCTGAAGCAATTCAATATGCACTGTTAGGTTGTTATATTCTACCAGATGTAACTCCATCGAACTACAATAGCTGGATTGCTAATAGTCAGCCTAGCCTCATAATCTATGAAGCTGCTGCTACTGTCTTTAAGACTATTGGTTACGATGAGCAGAATGCCACTTACGCTCGAATGGTTCTCGATGAGTACGCACAGTTAAAACAGGATAATATTTTAGGCGTTGGTTATTAATAGGACAATTAAAGATGACCGCTAATATCTGGAATCCCCAGCCAAATACAGTAACCCAAGTTAATGCCAACGGTCTAATTAAACAGGAAGTTGTTGATTCTGTAGCAGACCAACGAGTATTTACGATTGAGAGCTTTGCATATGCTGTAGGTACTGGCTCTCTTAAAGTATATCGTAACGGTAAAGTACTTGCTCGTAACGTTGGCTTTGTTGAACTTAACCAAACCCAGTTTATTCTTGCTGATCCAGCAGAAGATGGGGATGAAATTCTAGCAGAAGCAGTAGTCAGTATTACTGGCTCTGCTGTAGTTGATGCACAACTTCGCTCAGACCTTGCAGCTAACAATGGCTCTAATATTGTTATGTTTCTGCAACAAGGTGTTGGCGCTGTTGTTCGTTCTGTGCTTGATAAGTTCCTTGAGAATCTTAGCATTAGAGACTTTGGTGTAGTAGGTAATGGTACTGATGAAACGCTCAAGATTCAACGAGCATTCGCAGCAGCTATTACTTACACTAATCACATTAAGATTCCAATGCCGCAGACGAAGTACGTTGTTACTGCGCCCATTGATCTTCGAGGACTTAATGGTTTTGTAGTAGATACGCAAGGTTTGCCTGTATTTGAAAAGAGTACGTTTGATGCTCCTATCTTTTTGATTGGTGGCGAACGTAACTACATTGGAGATATGAAGCTCCAATTCTCGCGTAGACCTACGGCACTTGAAACTGATGCAGTAGCTATTCGAGTCCATAACTTCTACGAAGGCATCATCGGTCGCATGTATTATTACAATGTGTACCGTGCGATGGACCAGTATCAAGGACTTGTTAATGGCGGGCAGAATGCCTTCTATAGTAACACTATCGGAGACATTCGTTGCGTAAGCTTTACTGATTATGCAATTAAGATGATCCCCTTCTCCGGAGGTAACTCTGGTAATAAGTGGGGTAATGTCTACATTAACAATCGTAATGGCGCTGCTGCTAATCAAAGCCTTGCATGTAATGGTGGCTTCTGGTTGCAAACTGCTCAGAATGATAGTATTGAGTTGCTTAATCTGGAATGGATGGCTAATGCTGGTGCAGCACTTGTGCTTAATCAAGCAGGTAATCCTCACATTAAAGCACTGCACCTTGAAGGATTGTATCCTACTACTGCATTCAATCCTATCATTGACATTCCGGGCGGTGATGGTTCTGCTCCCGTGTTTGATTGTATTACCGTTACTGGCTGTGACTTTACTGCTGTTGCTGGTCAAGGTCTGTTCCGTCTTGATAATCAAGGTACTCGATTGGAAGTTCGTGGTGGTCTTAGTATTGGTAATACTGGTGCTGCTAATATGAAGTTCCTTGTCAACGGCGGAGCTACTTGTTATGGTTCTTACGTTAATGTGCATTCTTTCAATGACAAGGATAACTGCTTCTCCGCTGATGCTTACTCGCCTAAAGTAACTCTTGGCGCAGTAACTGCTGGGGTTGAATACCCTATTCAGCGTTGGAATCAGAACTTTGCTACGCACTCTGCAGCAGTACAAGATAATGCAGGTGGTTTGCAGTCAAATGCAATGATGTTTGGCACTCCTGATTCTGTATATGCTGATATGATGTCGCTGTGGGATTCTGTTAACAAGCAATTTAATATCAAGCAGCCGGGTATGTATGAGTGTTTCTTTAACGCTCCTACTTCTGCAGGTGCAGTTATTCAAGTTAAGAAGAACGGTAGTAACGTAGGCAATCTGATCCCAGCTAATAATGGTAATGATAGCCTCCGTATCTATGCTAATCGTGGTGAGTATATTCAGTTCTACTGTGCCTCTGGTAACTACACTCGCACTGCTGCATATTTTGGCGTAAGCCGTAAGTAATAGATAAAGGGAATGCTATGGCACAAAATAACTTTCGAGGGAACCTTTCTGCTAAAGCATTCCCTTTTCTTTCTTATCTTTTTGGGCAGTCGGTAATTATTAATGGCTTTGACCAAGCGGAGAATAATTATCCACAAGCGTATTACATGCATAATGTAGTGCCTACTGCTCAAGGTTATAAGAGTGTGGGATTTAAGAAAGTACTTGAATCTTCTGGACTTAGCTTTGATCGTGTGATTCCTGTGCGCGATCCTAGTATGGTTCGTGGTTGGATTGGTATTACTAGTGCTGGTAAGGTTTACATTTACTGCGCAGGTGATCTTGCGTGGACTGACCTTACTAGTATTGTAGGTAGCTGGCCTTACAATAGACCAGTATCGGTTGCTTACGCAGGTGGATATACTTACCTGTGTCTTGCAGGCTATAACGTATATAAAGTGGGAGTAGCTGCTCGTACTATTACTCCTGTTAGTCTGGCAGGTCTGCAAGTAGATAAAATTACTGCTATTACTTCTAGTGCTAACTATCTGATTGTGACTGATGGAGTTAAAGTTTACTGGAGTAGTACTATTACAGCTGAGGACTTTGTACCTTCTCAAGTAACTGGAGCAGGTTCTGGTACTCCTGCTGATGTAGAAGGTACTATCGTTGCAATGGTTCCTCTTAGTACAGGCTTTGCAATTTATACTTCTGTGAATGTAGTGATTGCTTCCTACTCACAGAATCCAAGATTTCCGTTTGTTTTCCGTGGCGCTGATAACTCTAAAGGTATTGCTGATGTACAGCATATTACTTATGGGGGTGATGACGGTACTAACTATGCATGGACTTCTGCAGGTATTCAGAAGATTACTATCAGCGGCGCAGTGACTGTGCTTCCTGAAGTAACTGACTTCTTAGCAGGCAGAGAGTATGAATACTGGGATGTAGTTAATAGTGCTCCAGTTAGTGTTACTACTCTTACCCCGCTAAAAGTAAAGATGGCATTCGTTGGCGGTCGCTATCTTGTAGTATCTTATGGCGATGGAGCTTTACAATATGCTCTCGTCTATGATACTGCATTAAGTCGTTGGGGCAAGCTTAAGATTAATCATGTGTCTGTATTTGATGTTGATCTTAATAGCGACAACTCGTTTACGTCTAGTAGTTCTGCGTCAGCTAAGAAAACTCTAGGTGTTATAACTGCTGATGGTGATATCTATGTCTGTGACTTTGATAATCCTACAGCAGCAAGTGATTCAATTATTGTTCTGGGTAAATTTCAACTTAGTCGATCCCGTATGACTACCTTGGATACTATCACACTAGAGAATGTAAGTAATGATTGTGCAGTTAAACTGGTTACTACTCTTGACGGTAAGCCCTCTCTGATTACTACTCCAGCACTCACTAGCACTGTAGGAAGAACTAAAGAATATAAGTCTCGTGTCACTGGTCTTAATCATTCGATTGCTGTGAGTGGTACTTTCCAACTTAGTTCTTATGAACTTGAACTTCATGTTAATGGGAGACGGTAATGACAAGTTTCTCTATTAACTTAGGTTTGCCCGTAACTCCTGATGTGCATGATCCTGAGTTGTTTGCAGAAGCACTTAAGATTTATAACGCACTCAGGAGTCTGGCTATTGGTATTGATGACTATACTGGAGGAGGTAACTTCGTAGTTGAGTTACAGCTTGCAGCAGATCAGCCTAGGTCAGAGATAGCCCAGTTACGTGCAGAAGTAGCAGAGTTGAGAGAATTGCTTACTACTTTAGGAGCTGTTAATTGGGCACAACCCGGAGCAATTGGAGAGACTACTCCCAATACAGTAGCAGCTACAGACCTAAGTGCTAGTGGTAAGTTTGGCGTTAACGGTGTAACTCCTTCTGGGCCTGTAGTACTTCCTGCTAATGCTACTGACTTAGCATCTTGTCAGACTCTTGCTAATGCTTTAAAAGGTGTAGCGCTTACTTTTGGATTAGGAACCTAATATGTTAATTGTTAAAGACTCAGCTACTTTGGCAGGCGTTGCAGCTATAGATACAGCAGTAGCTTCCGGAGTTATTCGTACTTATCGTTCTGCTGGCGCTCATAATCCTACCGGCGGTACACTAACTCTTACTGTGCATCTTGTTCCTGCAGGTGGAGTTGCGGATAATAGTAATCGTATTATTAATCGTGCAGTACCAGCAGGTAAAACTGATCTTTGTCCTGAGCTGGTAGGCAGAGGACTTAATGCAGGTGGAATCTTGCAAGCAGGTGGTGCTGGCCTTAACTTTGGCTATACCGCAGTTGATACTATTACCGGATAAATATAATCATGAAATCTATGGATGCCCTGACTGATCACTTTGGACTTGCAGAAGTCATTCACTCTGACACTGCTAACGCTCAAGGTATTAATAATCAACTACCTATGGTATTGCTTGACACAGTACTTAAGGTAGCACAAGGTATGGAGCGTGTACGTGCAGCTTTGGGTAATCACCCTATCACAGTTAATAGTTGGTATCGCTGCCCTGAATTAAATAAAGCTATTGGCTCTAAGCCTAGCTCACAACATATTGCAGGTGAAGCAGTTGACTTTACTTGTGCAGAATTCGGTACTCCTGTATCTATCTGTAAAAAGCTAATTGAACTTAAAGACCTTATCCGCTATGACCAACTGATCATGGAAGGAACTTGGGTTCATATCTCCTTTGCAATCTCAACTGGGAAGCCGCGTTATCAAGTGCTATCCTTACTACGTAATGGCAATTATGCCCAAGGGATCACTGATAAACAAGGACACCCACTATGACGCCTGAAGCGCAAAGACAAATAAATGCAATGCAAAACAAGATTGATACTCTTGAAGAAAGCGTAGTTAAGCTTACTGAAAGTGTAGATGAACTTGTTAAGGCTTGGGGTACTGCTAAAGGTATGACTTCTTTCATTAAGTGGTTAGCTTCTTTAGCTAGTGCCTGTGGAGTTCTGTATGCAGCGCTTCATGATAAGGTGCCTAAATGAACGATATTATTAAGTCCGCATTGCCTTGGCTTGCTACTGCTCTAGGTGGTCCCTTAGCAGGAATTGCAGCTGACTTTGTTGGCGATAAACTAGGAATGTCTAAAGCTTCTGTTGATACAGTTAAGAGCGTACTCAATGGAATGTCTCCTGAAAAAGCACAAGAGCTGCAAGCAGCTGACAATGACTTTAAGCTTAAGATGATTCAGATGGGTTATGATTCTACCTATCGCATTGAGCAACTTAATGTCAACGCAGTTACTCAAAATGCAGCTGATGTTAATAAGACTATGCAAGCAGAAACCATTGCAGAACATTGGCCTAGTTATAGCTGGCGCCCATTCATTGGTTTCATGTTCGGACTGTACATTGCTTCTATGTTTATTCTGCCCTTGTTCAGTGTGCAGCCAGTAGAACTTAAGTCTGATTTAGTACTTACTATTGGCGCTATTCTCGGAGTTGCATCTTTCTTCCGAGGCAAAGCACAAGCTGATCCAATGGTACAGAATACTTCTACTGTAACTCAGAAAGGATAAATCATGGCATCTGGTGATATTCAATCCAAAGATCCATTTAGTACTATTGGTAACGGAATGAGTTCCATTGCTAATGGTATTGGCGATGTAGTAGGACTTTTCCGGGGCAGCAGCTCCAGTAATAACAGTAATCAAAATGTTAACATTAGCACTACTACTGAAGAAGATGTCTCTGAGGAAAAAGCTAGAGCATATCTGGAAAAACTACTCAGTGGAACTGATGGTCTTGCTGCTATTACTAGTGGTCAGAAGTCTGCTGGTATTTATGATTCAACTACCAACCAAATGCTTGTTAATGATTTGCTAGGTAGTGTAGTCTCTAATGTAGCAGCACTGTCTAAAAAAACTACACAAACTCAAAGCGGCACTATTAGTAACAGCACTACTCAGAAAAAGAAAGGTGCACTTGAGTGGATTGTGTGTACTGAACTTCACGAGCAAGGTCGTATTCCTCACGACTTCTATCGTAAAGGTGCTAAGAAGTTTGCAACCTATAGCGATAAGACTAAGCAGGGTTATTACTACTGGGCAGTTGGAGCTGTTAAACATCTGCGTAAGTATCCTAATAGCCGCTTCAGTAACTTCCTTGCTCACGTATTTTATAATCGTGCAGAGTATGTGGCAGCTCAGATGGGTTGCAAACGTGCAAAGAAAACTCTGTTTGGCTTTGTAGTTACTTACGGTACTTATGCTTTGTGTGTTGCTCTTAGTCGCACCGTAGCACGTAAGCCTATTGATTGGTATAGCGCAGTTTATAAGGGAGCATAACTATGGCCGCATTGACACTTGAACAGTTGCTGGGCAATGTAAGTTCGTATCAACAAGGTTCGGAAGCAGCAACTAAACAAGTGCTTGCGGCCCTCGATACTCAGTCCAAGATTGCACAGTCTACTGCTGATACTTTTACGCAGCAAGCTAGTGATGATAGGACTGTGCAAGAAGCCAAGAATGCTGCTGACTATGCTACTCAACTGGCACGAGTTAAAGCAGCTAATGCTTTTGGAACTAATCTTAAAGACAGTAGCGAAGTTGTTACTGGACTTGCAGCCGCAGCACAAGATGCATTTACTCGTAAGGAAGAAGCACTTAAACGTATTCAAGAAAAAGAAAGTGTTAATTTCCTCGATCATCCGATTGATTATCTTGTGAATCAGTTCACTATCAATCGTGATATCTCTGCTCATAATATTGCTAATCAGCAGATGCAAGATGCTCAGGATCGCATTCAAGCTATTAACGCTAATACGCAATCTACTGTACAGACTCAGAATGCAATTAGCGAACCACTGACTGCTGCTAGTATGGAAGCTAGTGCTCGTAGTGCAGCAGTTGCAGCTACTGTTAATGCGAACCAAGCTAAGATTCAAGGTTTGCAGTATAATGTGCAAGGTATTCAAGCTGCACTCAACGCTAAGAAAGATGTGCTGGGACTTATGTTCCAAGCTAATCAAGCACAGAATGCAGCAGAGTCTTTGAGCTTGCAACGTCAGGGGCTTGATCTTAATAAGCAAGAATTTGAATTCCGTAAGAAAGAATTCCAAGACAAGCAAGATGATAAGCACGAACAGCAACGTCTTGGTCAGGACTTGGTAGATACTATTAATCTTGGCCGTAAAGCTTTGCTTGGCCCTAATGCTGAACCTCTCGATGATATCAGTGGTCGCATGGCACTAGCAGCGCTTAAAGGTAAAGGTACTCTTAGTGTGGAACTTCAGAAGTATTATGATGCTGGTGAGCGTACTCGTCTTACTGGTACTGTTACTATTGGCGGTACTCCAGCAGCCGCAGCAGAAACTTTGCAGACTGTACCTGTTCAGCTTAATCCAACTCAAGGTGCTATTAAGTCTCTGCTTGGTCAAGCTGCTAGAGATACTAGCATGGCAATTAAGAATGCTGATATCCCCGGTGCTAATAAAGATCCAGTGTTTGTTGGTATTGATAAGAAAGATAAGAACTCCATCAATGCTGCCTTTAATGCTCACGCACAGCAACTGCTGAATGCTGCTGCTAAAGTTATTAAACCGGGTGACGCTGACAATCCTTATCAGATTGCTAGTGTTAATCAGTTGGCAGCTACTAGTCCTACTGTACGTGAGCTTACTGTTTACCAGAAAGTGCTTAAACCTCTGGTTGATACTGGTGTGCAGCTTAATGATCCAAAGCAGGTTATGCAAGTTGTTGGTGATGCAGTAGCTAAAGGAACTATTACTCATCGTCAGGCTCTGGAGATGACTACGATTTATCACGTAGGTGTAGCGGCTAATCTGGCTATGCGTAACTTCCAAGGTTTCGGACTTAAACCTAGCTATAGTTACAATGCTAAGGTAACTACTGATCCTACTGCATGGCATACTGATGAAGTTGTTAACATGACTGATCCGGGATCTGTTAGCCGCGCACTGGTTAAACTACAAGCAGGTATGCTTCGTAGAAATTCTAGTATTGTTGGAGCTAAGAGTCGTGGTGAGGATGTCTTCCCATTTAATCTTAGTATTCCTGACAGTGCATTGCAATTTGGTCCTAAGACTAATTACCCAGCTAGTGAAGAACGTATGCAACAAGCTGATGAAGCTTATGCTCGTGGCTGGAAATAACTAATTAAGAGAAAACAAAATGGCAGATAACCTGTTAGATCAATCTACTAATACTGATGGTGCAGTTCCATCGTATCTCATGGCTGCTGATAATCATAACCTCGGTAATACTATGGGGGGTTCTTGGTTTGATCCGGAAACTTGGAGCACTAAGTTTTCTAACGCTGGCAAATTTATTGCTACTGCAGTTCTCAGTGGAGCAGATAGTTTTTATAATACTGCTGCTACTGTTGGTAGCTGGGCTGGCGTCAGCGAAGGTCCGCATGATACTGGTGAGTGGATTAGTTCTCTGGATGATGATCTTGGTAAGTACTATCAAGAAAATCGTCAAGCAGTTGATCTTGCAGGTTTCATTGCCACTAGTTTTATTCCGGGACTTGGAGGTATTAAACTGCTGAATGCAGGTCAGAAAGCTCTTAAAGCTGCAAGTGCAACTGGACTTGTTGGCTCTAACCTTGCAAGAGCTACTGGCCTGCTGGTTCCAGAAACTCAGATGTATGTGCGACTAGCTGCTAAGGATATTGCGCAATCTTCTGGTGCAGTTAGTATGCTTAGCACTAATACTGTTAAAGCACTTGCATCTGGTGCTTATCAGAATGTACTGGAAGCTGCTGCTTTTGAAACTGCAGTGCAAGCTACTATGGGTGCATCCCCTATTCTTAAAGATCAAGATGGCTGGGACATTGCTAAGAACATTGCATTTGGTGGACTTGTTGGCGGTGCCATTGGAGGAGCGGTAGAAGGTGCTCGTTCTGTCTATGGTATTAAGAAACTTGTGCAGGGAGAGACTGTAGCTAGTAAGCCTTTCTCTTCCCGCTTTATTGCAGCTGAAGCTACTCCAGCAGATCAAAAGATTATTCTTACGGCTGAAGCTCGAGATAGCCGTGCGATTCCAGTAGCTCTGGAAGGTGAAGGTTACGCTCTTGGTGACAGCAATGCTGCTGCTAATAAGAAGTTGTATACTGCTAGTATTGAGAAAGATAACAACGAAATTCGTAGTAACATCAATAGCCTCGTTAAAGGTACTGACGGTGCTGTAGGTAACATGGTTGCTGACGCACTGCATAATGCTCCTGCTCCTCAGATGCTGGAAACTATGCTGCACGCTAACGAGATTAGTACTATTGGTACTCTTAGCCGAGCGGAGCAACTGCGTAATAAAGCTATTAAAGCTCTTGATCTTGATGCACTAAAAGGTTTGGAGACTCGCTTTGTCAAACTTACTGGCGAGGATGCCGGTAATGTGCTTGACTCGCAGCCGCTGATTTATAGTATTGCAGATAGCGTTAAGACTTCTGCTACTATGAATACTGAGCAAGCAGTTCTCAAAGCTGTTAAGGAATATAAGTTTAATACTAAGGAAGTATGGGACGCTGCTTCTCTTACTGGTAAGACTTCCCATACTGAAGCAGAAGCTCGTTACATCTGGGCTAATAACGTACTTCCTGAAATCAAAGCAGGAACTGTCATCCATGAAAACGACATCCCGTTACTTGAGCGGGTACTCAAGGATCAGCAATCTGGCAAAGCTGTTGATTACACTGTTCGTTATGCTGATGGGAGTACTGGTGCTGGTCTTGCTAAAGGTGATCTTGTTAAGCTGCTAGCTAAGAATAAAGAAGATGTAGCTAATCAGCTGCTGGAGAATATGGTATTCAAAGGCTCTGTGCCAGTTGAACATGGTACTGAAGCTATTGCAAAGATTGTCAATGTTAAGCGTGCTTATCTTGAAGGTGAGCGTACTGGTACTATGAGTGATCTCTTTGCAAAGCAAGCTGCTGATAAAGCTCACCACGATACACTTGTAGCTAAGGGACTTCGTAATGCTGTTGAAGATCCTGCTGATACTGCATTTCTTCCTAGCTATGCTAAGGTTGCATACAAAGTTCCTGATAGTCTCAAAGCTATTGATGGTAATGTAGTTGATGGGATGGTGTGGCTTAAGCAGCAACAAGCACTGTTCCAAGAATCTGCTGACCGAGTGTTTGCAAAGAATGCAGGTACTGATATTACTAGTGCTGCTGTTCCTCTTAATGACAACGTGCTGTTGAATGCTAATCTTACTGACGGCGGTGCTGGTCTTGTAAGTTTTGCTAATGGTACTTATGGTTCGCTTGGTAGCTTTGTACAGCAGATTGGTGCTAACGTTACTCGTCCGCTAAAAGAAGCTTATCGCAAAGCTACTGCTGCTGCATTCGAGGGACCACTTGTTGCAATGGGTTCTAAGCGTGAAGCAGCTATTGAGTTCGATGCAATTAATAATAAGATCGCATCCACTACTGAGCATTATGTACTGGATGATATCGGACTTAGTGGCGAACAGTATGCACTGGTTAATAAACAAGTTAGGGACTATGCTCAGGCAATTAATGAAGGTAAGGATGCAGTAGCTCCAGTACTTCAGAAAGGTGCTCCTGAATATATTCCTATCACTAACGAAGAAACTTACAATGCTATTGCTGCGCACATTGATCGTGAAGGTGCAAGGGCTGGTATTCGTAAGGAGATCAATGCAGCACTAGGTCACGAAGATAATAAGCTTACTGATATCTTCCGTCCTATTCGTCCTAATCCTAATGACTATCCATTCTTTGCGTTCGTGAAGGATCAGAAAGTTACTGGAGCTGGTCACACTACTATGATTCACGCACAGACTGAAGCGGAGTTGAAGCGGTTAGTGGATGCTGTTCCTACTGATCAGGGTTACAAAGTTATTTATAAAGATCAGGCAGAAGAGTACTACAAAGCTCGTGGAGAGTATGAGTACAGCAGGACGCTGCACGAGAATTACATTGACAGTGATCTGAAGTCCCGTGGTATTAACTCGCAGTTCTATACCAAGACTGATCCGCAGAAGATTGTTGATGATTTGCTTAATTATCATCTGCGCCAAGATGATGTTACTGCTGTTGAACTTGTGCGTATGAAGTATCAGAAAGCTTTTGATTGGCTGGAAGATCAAGGTAAACAGTTTACTACTGTGGAAGCTTCTCGTTACGGTAATGCTCTTGGCAATGTGGAGAAGTACGGTAAGAATCCATATACCGATTATACCAAAACTGCACTAGATGTAAGTAAAGCTAGTGAGTATGGATTGCTTTACAGTGCTAACCGTGCTATTGATAAAGCTGTTAGTAATGTGTACGGTAGTATCAGTAATGTATTTGCTAAGGCTAAGAGTCCTGCTGAACTGGACGCTATTAATGATATCCTTGAGCAGCACGGAGTTAACACTGCTTATGCGAATGCAGCAACTGAGGCACTTGTAAATCATACTGCTCCTAAAGCTGTACTCAGTAAATTCATTCGCTCTAGTAATGCAATGCTTGCTAAGTTTGTTCTTCAGCTTGATCCGTTGAATGGACTTAATAATGCTATTGGTGCTAACATCCTGCGTAGTACTGAACTCCAGCAGCTTACTCGTGCAATCAATGAAGGCAATGGAGAACTTGCAGGTCAGCTTGCAGGACTTGCTAAGATTAATGTGCCGGGCGTAGATGGTCAGCAAATGCTTGCTCCTACTAAGTTGCTGTCTAAAGCTATGGAGAATTTTGTTAAGGACGATGGCACTCTGCTTGCTAAATATAAGTCTGAGGGATTGGTTAAAGACACTCTTAATCAGTTCAAAGATATGCTTGATGACTTTACTTTGCGAGGAACTGAAACTGCTGCTGAACTTGACAAGAGACTTAATAGCGCGTGGGATAAAGCTAAGTCACTGGGAGAAACTGCTCTTGCTAAGGGGGAAGTATATAGTGGTAACAAGTTCTTTGAACAAATGAACCGCTTCCTTAGTGCAGATGTTATGCGGCAGATTACTGACCTCGGAGAGAAGCATGGACTCATGAGTGCAGCAGAAGCTAAAGCTTATCGTAATACTTTTGTTAACCGTGTAGAAGGAAACATTGTAGCTAGCCAGCGACCTGTTATGTTCCAAGGTCCTATTGGTCAAGCTCTTGGACTCTTCCAATCTTATCAGTTCAACCTCATGCAACAGTTGTTCCGTTATGTGGGCGAAGGTACTGGTAAAGATGCAGCAATGTTGCTTGGTTTGCAGGGAACGTTCTATGGTATTAATGGCCTGCCAGCGTTCAATGCGATCAACACACATATAGTAGGGAACCTATCTGGGAATAAAAACCATACGGATCTTTACGATGCTACCTACGGGATTGCTGGAAAAACTGCTGGCGACTTCCTGATGTATGGAGTACCTTCTAGTATTATCCAAACAAACCTTTACTCTCGCGGAGATATTAATCCAAGAAGCCTGACTATTATTCCTAATAAGCTGGCCGATATTCCTGTTGTATCTGCATACAGTAAGTTGTTTGGTAGTCTGTATGATACGGCTAGTAAAGTTAAAGGTGGTGGTAATCTCTGGGAGAGTATCCTTCAGGGAGCAGAACATAATGGTATCTCACGTCCTTTGGCTGGCTTGGCACAGACTCTGCAAGCTACTACTGGAAATGGCACTGTATTTAGCACCACATCTAAAGGAAGTATTATTGGTTCTAATGACCTCTTATCTTTTGCAACACTGAGTCGTTTGGCCGGTGGTCGTCCTCTAGATGAAGCCATTATCAATGACGGTACTTATCGTATTGCTGCGTATGAAGCTGCACAGAAGTCTGCTCGTGATGACTTGTTAGCTGCTATTAAAACTACCACGATCCAAGGTCAGCAACCTGATGATAGTAGTATTGCTAAGTTTGCTGAATCTTATGCAGCTAGTGGTGGTAAGCAAGCGCAGTTTAATAAGTTTATGCTGTCTACTATGAAGAGTAGTAATACTTCGCAGAGTCAGCGCATCATGATGCAATTGCAAAATCCGTTTAATCAGAAGATGCAAATGCTGATGGGCGGAAGGAATGATACTGCTAGTCCTCAGGAAGTTAGTAGCACTCCAGAGTAAAAAGTAATAGACGTAAAAAAGCCCCGGCTCCAGTGATGGATGTCCGGGGTTTCTTTTATCTTACGACAGAATCAAAATAACACGATTATCTTTACGCATCCCCATAAGTTTCTTTTCAAGGATAGCGCAAATCTTGGTAATATCTTCTTCCAGATATACACCATCCAGAATAACTTCGCAATGCTGTGCAATCTGAGCAAGCTTAACTTCCCATTCATGCGCACCGTGCTTAGCTAGTTTTTCTTGCAAATCAGGATGGTGATGTAGGATTTCCCGTTGAAGATTAATTACTTCGTCAGGGAAGATATTTAGGTGTGTCCATTTACCGAAGCTCATTTTACGTACACAATTCTTCCAGAGTTAAAAAACGTGTCAGCTGAAATAACAAAGCCAGCTGCATTCTTATGACCTCCTCCGCCGAAGTTTTTAGCAAGGGCAGATATATCATAGTCACCATTGGAGCGTAGAGAACATTTAACATCTGTGCCCTTTAACAATTCCCAAGTTAGTCCAAAGGTTCCAGACTCATTAGCAAGCTCATGACCAAGATCAGAAGCTAGTGCCCCCGGACAGTTACATCCTAATCCTTCAAGTCCATCTACCTTAACTTTACTTTTGTTAGTAGATAAAATATTCTGAATCAGGTTATCATAGTAACGCTTAATAGCTGCGCCACCTTCTACGAAAGTCTTGAACTCAAAGCCAGAACGATTAGTTCTTTCAATCAGTTCATCCCAGATAGGAAGTTCTTTAGGAAGCGTACTAAGATTAAGATGCACTTCCTTAGTATAATCCAGCCTGAATAACCACAAGTCACGATCTTCGATATGCTCAATGATACGAGGAGGTTGCCTGTGTGGGTGATAGTGAGTCCACGCCAGCATAGCTCCTGACTTAGCGGTATTAAACCTAACAGTACTATTCTCAGGCAGATCATCTACATACTGTGCAAAAGATTCAATCGCAGTCTTGTGATGATCAAGCATAGTAACAGTCTTAGCCATACTGCACAAAGTAAGAAACTGATGCGGAGGATAGCTGAAGTCTACAATGTGTACATTGACTCCGGCGTTAATAAGATTATAAGGAGGTTCTTTGCCGTATGAAGCTGCATGGAGTTCTACAAGTCCACTATCCTTGAGAACTTTCCATGTAGCCCATGCAGCACCAAAACCATCATTGCAGTGCGAGTGATAGATGATTAGGTGCTTCATGATATTATCCTTCCAACTGTTCAAGGCGTTTCAATTCTTCTTCCTGTTTATCTGCACGAGCAATAGCTTGTTCTTGGGAGAAGCTACCAGTCTTGTAACGCTTACCAAGTTTAGTAGCATTACCTTGCAAGACTTCCTCTTCACTGATACCAATCATGTTCATCAGCTGCTGCATATAGAAACGAAGATCGCCAAGTTCTTCTACAATATTATTGCGATCTAATTCCTTACCGTATACAACATGCTTCTTGATTGCATCTGCAAGTTCACCAGCTTCACCAGCAACTCCAAGTGCAGCGTGCATGTATTCCATATCTTTAGTATCTGATTTAAACAGATTATCTACAAAGTCAGAATACAGCATGACACGATTAGCGCCACTAACAAACACAGTAGGTTCGTTGATGATCTCGGTAGGAGTACTCATTTCTTCATTCCTCTTTCTTCTTCAGTTAAATAACTATAATCAATCATATCATTGCTAACTTCTACAATTCTTCTGCCCTTAGCAAGATATCCGCCATTCACATTAAAAATCTTATCAGCAGTAAGCAGATTCTTAAGCACATCTACTAGATCACTGATACCATTAAGATCATTATGCACATGCTTCCATACATCTTTAACTTGCATAGGAGCTTCTGCATCTGTGAGCACAGTCATGATCTTATGGGTTACGTCACTATTCCTAGCCTTACCAAACTCACCTAAAGCTTTTGGCATCAGATGCTCAGTATGAGTAAGAATAGTATTAGCTTCTACTACATGCTTCTCTTCGATACTTGTTGCAAAGTCACAAGCACTTATTACAAGACACAGCTTCAAAAGGTGTGTGAATCGACGGTTACTGTACGAGATAAAACGGGCATCATCAATTGGTTTGTACGTTGTATATATTTTTTCTAACAGGACTTTAGCTTTTGGAGTAATCTTGGCTTGGCCACGGGACGTAAGTTTGATACGTTGAAGCTCTCTTGTAATATGACTTGTTGCTGCTACTGACGGTATTTCTGGAAACGGAATCTTCTTACCTGTACTCTCGCCATAGATAAGTAGCAAGCGAGAGAAGAAACCCTGACCAAGAGTATCTGGTGGAAATGCATTAGCAAAACTAACAGGAGTATTACCTCCGAGGATACTAATGGTCGGATTGTGTACACAAATACTTTTACTATTCTTCGTTCTATGCTTATAGTCACCTGCAAAATCCCACATAGTTCCTAGTAGGGAAATGAATTCAAGATTGCCGAGACCAATGAAGTCATTGAATTCATCACAAGCAACATACATTTCTGCATCTTTGCCATCCATATCTCCCCACAAGTTCTGATCTAAGATAGCATCAGCACTACCACTTACATCTTGTTCCTCTCCTGCTAGGTCCATAATAAACTTTTCTTTACTAGACCTGTCAGCAGAGATAGTAGTATAGCCTGCACCAGTGAGAATTTTCTTAGCTAATTTAATTGCAGTACTCTTTCTTGTACCCGGATCACCAATAAGCATAACATACAGATTGGGAAATAACTCCGAATGTCCAAACGGGAAAGAATACTGTCTCCCTAAGTAGGCACCCACCGCACTAAGTATTGACCAGCGGTGGTAGAAGATAGGCGCTTCAGTGTCACCTACGTAGGAGAGATACTGGGTTATAAAGTTCTCTCCTTGGGTATCCATAACAATTACCTAGCGTGATAATCGCAGTTGCAAGTTTCAGGATGACCTTCGCAGCGTTGTTTTACTGGAGTTCCATCTTCCTTAATTTCTGCCAACATCAACTTATCTTCGCTAGGAATATCCCAGTGAGTAGATACGATATTAGTTTCTGCTGCTTTAGCACGCTCTTGTTCGTAAGTAGTATAACCGAACAGCTCTTGCTTCATGCAGTTAGTATCCAGACCCGGACGAAGCAAGCGATCTGCAAAGTCACGAATCTCTACGTGCTGACTTGGATAAGTATTAGTACCACGCTTAACCAGCTTTTTAAATTCTTCATTCATTCCCGGAGGAACAACAACATCAATGGAACCATCTGGGTTCTCAACAACTCCAATACGATTATGACGAATAGCGTTCATTCTGTTTCACTCCACCTGTATGCACCTTTACCATCTTCACCAGCTTTAATATCTGCTGGCACCGTATAAGTTCTAACCTTTCCGTCATAGCCTTTAACTCTAGCGGCTACTTCCATACGCTCACGCACCATTTCTGCCAGATACTCATGATTCTTACGAAACTGGAAAAAGATACTATCATGAATCTGAGCACACAGTTTGAAGTTTTTAGCGTACTTAGGGTTTAAGGCTATCTCGTAGAATACACGCATGTACGCTACGTTAAGTTTACGAGCATTGAATCCTTGTGATACGTGGGCTACATACGAGTTTTTGTCCAACTTGTTTTTAATTGGATTACCAAAACAATAGCGAGTCCATCCTTTGAGTTCGTCATCAGGAACAAGTTCCCAATTAGGATCATAGACAGGACCATCGATTGTATAAGTAATCGGTTCATTGATCTTTGCATGATGAACCAGCATGCGAGTTGTTGCTACTTCATGCGCTACTGCCGGATAATAAACAGTGCGCAGTCCTTTATAGTTAGCGTGGAATGCTTCCAACAAGTGGTGAGCAATATCCAGCAGACCGTAGGAAGGTGGAAGTTTTAGAAGTTTCTTAGCTTCCCAAGTCTTTTCTTCCCCCATCGTATCAACCATAACACCTTCACCCATAAGGTAGTTAGCGCCGTGGTTAGTACGTTTAGCAAGATCACGCAAAGCTTTATCTAGTGTCTTACCTTTAGCATCTGAGTAGATAGCCTCATAAGGTACACCAAAGAATGCACTAGCGTTAACTGCGTGGAAGTCACGAGTACCTGTAACTGCTGCAATTAGATTCTCTTCGCCTGCCATGAATCCAGTATCACGAGACTCAGCCTGCTTAAGGTCACACTCAGCAAACAAGAAGTCATCATCAGCAATAAAGGTTTGCTTAACTTCTGAACCTCGTGGTTGATTCTGAACATTAAGTCCGCACCAGAAGTGATGCTCCTTACTAGCATTACGACCAGTCTCCGTAGTAGGATTAATACTATAGAGAATGCGAGTAGTGCCGGGAAGTTCAGAGCCTTCTACAATATCAGACTTCTTAAGATTCTTTTCAATGATCTCTTGCGGAGTAGTAGCTACCTTAAGATAAGTACCTCGCAGCTTAACCCATCCACGAATGTCTAGCATCTTGTTAGCAATGCGAGCATTAAGAGGATGACGGAATGCTATCTTCTTAAGAGACTTCTCATCACTGGAATCAATATCAGCGCAGCCAAGAACTTTACGAAGCCTAGTATTCTGAGGAGTAGAGTTTACATTAAACAGAAGTGGAGGCGGAACTCCCAGCATACGAGAAAGACTATACTCAGCAGCTTCAATCTTCTTATTAACTTCTGCATTAGCTTGCTTGAGTCTTTCCATGTCACGCTTAATGCCAGTCATTTCACTAAGATGCAAAGCAAAGTTAAGCGGGAACTCCATCTTGTAATTACGCTTAGCCCACTCAGGTGCTTCAATGAGCCAGTTAATAACAACTAGTACAGTAGTCCAAGTATCCAATGCATTATAACGAAGCTGTTCCATTTTATCTGGAGACTCTGCTAAGTCTTTCCAGTAAATGATTTCTCTAATATGGAATGCAGCCAAGAAGCCAAGGTCCTTAGGCAGTTCTGCATACCAGCAATGGAACATATTCTGCGTATCCCACAGCCAGTTGTAAAGAGGAGCAGCATAACGACAAAGATAACTCACATCATACTTACCATTCTGCAAAGCCTTAGGAGCTTTCAAGTCCCAATTAAACTTACGCATAATGGTTACTGCGAACATATCATTCAGTTCCAGAACGGCAGTATGCGAAGAAAAATTCCCAGCGCTATCCAGAAACAAAGCAGTATAAGATATGCTATCAATGCGAAGTCCTTGCCTCTGCGTTTCAATGTCAACTCCAATCATAACAGCAGATTTAAACTGCTCAAAGATTCTATTATAATTAGAAGCAGTCATAACTTCCCAGCTAAAGCTAGGATTCTTGCGCCATATTTGCGGAGTAGCCAGCTTACTAATGAAGCGACCAGCTACAAATTTACCGTAAGGTACGGTGAATAACTGACGAAGAGGGGAGAGGAATACGAACTCTATACCACGGTGTACAAAGTACGAACCTTGGTAATCATTGAGTGAGACTTTATCCTTATGATTGCCCATAGTAGCAAGCAACTTCTTAAGGATAACTGTATTGGTAGAAAAGACGCCAGTAATATTACGCTGCTCACAATAGGCGATTACTTCCGCCAGTGTTCCAACTGGACGAAAGAGCGTAAAGACTGTGGCATTAGAGACTAGAGGTTTAAGGTGCGGAGCATATTCCTTATCATCCTCAGTTCCTAGGAATAGAAGTATTTCACTCATAATTTAATTCACTTGTCGTAAGTACCGGGCATACCCTTAGGTATATAAGGAAATTGTCCTTTGTATTTGCCACTAGATATTCTAGTACCTGAAGGTCTATATCTACGAGACTCTTCTACAAAGTCATACCTGCCCACTAAGAATGTAATATCGTATTGGTGAACTAGTTCTGCTTCACTCAACTTACTTGCTTCTTCTGGTGATAGTTCTAATTCTCCTGCCATCATGTGATGGTTTTTAAATCGCTCATTATCTAGATAGGTCATATAAACCTCAGAGGTAAATGAAAACCCCCTCACACAGAAGTATTAGTTCCATGCAAGGGGGCTTGATATTTACCAGCTCGTAAGAGCTTAGATCAGAGCAACGCTATCAAGTGCGGTGTAGTACTTGACGTTGTTCTTATCCTTCTTGTTCTCACGGATGCTAGTAGCAGCCAGAACTTCAAAGCCGTTAGCTGCTTCCATGATTGCACGGTTGGTAGTAGCTTCCGGGAATGCAGGAGCCAGAGAAGCAAGCAGGGCTTTAAATTGACCTTCAGCCAGTTCGTTACGGACAGTGTTACCTTTTTCATCTTTCTTACGCAGAATGTAGATAACGTTGGTGCTATCGCCCGGATTCGGAGCAGTATCATTAGCGTCATTCAGTTCCACGGTCTCAACATGAACCAGTTTAACTTCGATAGCTGGCATGTCATTGATCTTCTTAGTAGCATCAAAGAACACGCGAACACGGTGAGCACCAGCAGCAAACGGTTTAAACTCAGGGACATCAGCCAGATCATCCAGAGTACCATCCAGCAGGTCTTCCATCGAAACGTTTTGGTTCAGTTCTTGTTGCGACATGATATTATCCTATCTATTTAAAAGTAAGTAAAAGAATGTACGGGACGGGTTCGTAACGTACGGGTTAAAAACTAATTAATCTCGCTGTATCTCTACAGTGTTGCCAGTATATCAAACCCTCGGATCATTGTCAAGGGGGTCGTTTTTGTTTAACTCCTGTGCTACCATGCGTTCTCCAAAGAACACAACTTTTTCTGCGTCATACTTACCATCTTTATATCCTTGCTTACCTATATTAAGATTCTGTGCAGCTGCTCTACGCCAGATAGCTTTGAATGCATTACCTTCTACGTAGTTCATACCTAAAGCTTCGATGATATCATTACACTCTGCAATGTAAGGAGGTACATCTTTGCTAGTAGGTTTTTTAATCAGAACAC